TAAGAAAAAATTTTTTGCAGGGGGTGCGTAGGATTTGACCGGTCGGCCACGGCCCTCCCCCCCCTGCCTTAACCTTACGTAAGGTATGGCTGTCAAGCCTGGCGCGGCCCAAAATGGGTTATCCACAGGCAAACGGGGCATTAAACCCAAAATGGGTCAAGCCTAGCAGCAAGAGGATTATAGCCCGGCTTGTGCTATCCACAACCAAACGGGTGACGTGACTCAAAATGGGTTTATGCCGGCAGATTGGGTTTATGCCTGCATTCCGGGTATTGTGCCAATTCGGTAATTTACATTTGTTTACGTACAATATTATGGAACGTAAATCTGCCAGATTTTCGACATGGCGTTCAAATCAATTCTAAGGGGTGCACAACAGGTTTTGTTATGCGCGTGTGTGATTGTGCCTAAAACTAATTGTTGCGGATTTTTGATTTTGCGCGGTTATTGGCGTTATTGGCGATATTGTCATCGGTTTTAAATCGCTAGCGCTCGACGGGACAGCAGGACTATATACCTATATATTTTAGAATTTTTAACTTAATAACATATAATGACAATATAACCTAAAAGCCTTGCTAGCACTCAGAAACCGTTGCCAAAAATATGACAATATTGGCACAATAATATCACAAAACGCAAAACGTGCCTGAATAAATACCTACGTTTTTTTCACTGTTTCAAAACGTAGGAAATCGTACCTATTGTAATGTCACCATAAAAAGTATTATAAAGAGTACAGGCAATGACGCCGATAGGGGTTTAGGATGAAACTAAAAGTATCGAACACAATCGCGAACGAATATATGACGCGCGGCGTTTACGATTTTATCGATCAACGCGGCGTTTACGATTTAACAGACGCGCAAGCGCATGAATTATTACAGGATGCAATATTTAACTATTTACATACAGACGCGCCGCGTGGCGTTTCAAACGCCTATCGCGCGCTCGCGCATAAGCTACTAAACGCGGGATATAGCGAAGATTGACAATCCGGTTTCCCGCGTGATGAACGCGGGTTTCCAGATTGCCAATAGTGGCAATCGTTCATGGGAGTGAACAATGATAACCAATGCAAAAGATATGCTTAAAGCATTAAAACGCGGTCAATGGCGTGGCGTGATACTCTATGAAGGCGCAAGCGCAATTGACGGTCAACCGATTGTCGCGATTGCCAATCGCATAACCAACGCCAGCAATAATATTAAGACTGGCGCAATGGTACAGACTTTCATTATTCGCGCCGATAAATCGCCGCTTGACGCATTGCGTGACGGTTCGGACGTTTCAATATGCGGATCATGTCAACACCGCCCGCGTTTAGACGAATTGACCGGAAAAATTAAGCGGTCATGCTACGTCAATGTATCCAAATCGGTTATGTCTGTATTCGGCGCATATGAGCGCGGACGCTATGCCCGCCCGCACATTGATTATGATCCGGCAATCTTGCCCGATCTATTCGCGGGGTTAATTTTTAGAATAGGCGCATATGGCGACGGCGCTGCCGTACCATTTCAAATATGGCGCGCTTGTACTTTGAAAGTAATCGCCAAAAATGGTTATACTCACCAATGGCGTGACGCGCGTTTTCAAGCATTCAAACTTTTATGCATGGCAAGCGCGGATAGCGTCGCCGATTTAGAGCAAGCGCATAGCATGGGATGGAGGACGTTTCGTGTCCGTCATGCGACTGAAGTAAAGCAAGCGAGCGAAGCAATTTGTCCCGCAAGTAAGGAAGCGGGCTATAAAACGACTTGCGCGACTTGTCGCGCTTGCGGCGGGACTAGTGCAAAGGCGAAGGTATCAATGGTAATTATGGCGCATGGCCCTACCGCGTCGCATTTTGCGGCTTGATTGCTAGCTATAGGCGGCACGTCATGCGTGCCGCTCGATAGCTAGCAATCCTGCTAGTGTTAACGGGAGAGAACAATGCGTAACATATCGGCAATAGCGTGCGAGATTAAGCGGGATTGGCTTAAGCCAAACTATGCGGCAATACCATATCTGAACGCCATGCGCGTCATATCGGACATTAACGATAAATACGGTTATGACGACGCGCGTTCAATCGTGCGCTATTTTTTATCCAATGCGTCGTCATGGCGTGGTGATAAAGCGAAAGCGATAAAATCAGAATTAAAAGCCATGCTTTAATTGCGATAAAGATAGCTAGCAATATCGCAAGCGCCTAATCGGCGCTTGCCTAGCTGCGCGCCGGGCTTCGCCAGGCGGGCTTGCTTTCGCTTGTCCCGCGACTGTCCCGCGACTGTCCCGCGACTGTCCCGCGATCGGATCACAATTTGATCAAATTGGATCATGTTAACCGTTCGTTAAACTTTTTATGATAAACTCTAAAAATCGACATAGAAGGAGTTGACATGATGCTAAAAGATTTTATTGTAGACCTATTCGAGATCGCTTGTTTAGGCGCTTTTGTAACGGCTATCGTTTTATGGGGGTTATAATGTATCAGATTACGGAAATTACAGGCTATGGCTTGCGCGTATGGGGCGAATGTCCGACGCATGATGCGGGCATTGCTTTCATTGGCCGGCGTTTCGGATGGGTTATCGACGCAGAAGCGGACGAGAACGACGACGAATGTTGTGACGTGATGACACAATCGATGCGTCAATTCACTATTGAACCTATTAAGGGGAAGTAACATGAAGACGACATGGTACGTATTAAAAAACGGCAAGCGTTGGGAACTATGGTTTGAGGATAACGTCTGTAATGAGCGGCGCTTGATGTCGCATTATCGGACGCGCAAGGACGCAATCGCGCTTGCGCTTGCCATGTCCGATATCGGCGATGTCGTCATAGGTTAACGGGGGGTTATTATGTCTTACAGAGTGCAGGTTCAGATGTCCGTCAAAGGCAATTGGCACGGCAACACGTTGCGTTTCAAAACGGAAAAGGACGCAACCGATTATGCGCGGTTTTTTCCCGATGGCGTCCGTTGGATGTCAGTTGTAGATTATCGCATTAAAAAAGTGCGCGAACGCGCAACGCACGTTTTTATTGATGGCCGTGCGCGGCCTATTTAACAGGGGGTTATAATGATCAAGAACGCTTTTCCAGAATACGATACCGCAACGCTTCCGCTCATTCCCGCGACGTGGGAAGACATTTCATGGCGCAATGACGTCTGCCCTTCGTGGCAGTCAAACGGCTATCAGATATTCGTTAACTTTGAAAACCCCGATGACCGCGAGTATTCGGGCGGCGAACGGTTTTTAGTGTCCGATATTACGACGAACGAAGTTTACCTGATGACCGACGACTGGAACGAAGTATTAACCTTTGTTGACTAGCTTGACATCCGGCGGGCTGTCCCGCCGGATCACAAGCTAGTCGATGGTCGGCTAGTGTTAACAAGAGGGGTCTTGAATGTATACGCTTAAGAATGTTTCCGTTAACCAACGGATGTCGGAAGAAACGACGTGCTTCAGCGCGGATGTGTACCGCGACGGTATCAAGGTGTTAGCCGTATCAAATCGCGGCTATGGCGGCGCTCACGGCTATGATGAGTACGTCAGAGGCGCGCTAGCTGAAGCGGACGCCTACGCCAAAACGCGGCCCGCGACTGTGTATCGGGGCGTTACAATCGCGCCTAACTTGGATAGCATGATCGACGATTTGCTGAATGAGCATCTGTTAGAGAAGGACGCTAAAAAATACCTGAAAAAGTTTTGCTTTAAGGATGAAGGCAATCTTTACACAATGAACGCGGCGCCCGATTGCGCGAAGACCGCCGCCTATGTCGCGGCTACCTATCCGAACGCTATCATCATGCGCGACGCCGCGTCGATCATCGCACATCTGAGGGCCGGACAATGACATATCCAAAAATATTGAACGACCAAAACGAAGACCAGTTACTCGACGCTTACGACTGCTTCATCGTTTTGACGGGGCTTCCGGCCATATCAGCGGATGAGTTGCTTTTTCACGCGATAACACCGGAACAGCGCGACTGGATCGGGCGGTTCATCGAAGCATGGGAAATCATGCGCGAGGATGAGCGTGACTGGATGCAATACGCCAAACAGAAAGCGGGGGTTTGAAATGTATCAAGTATTGACGCGGACTTATGTCGATGGATGGGCAAACCTATGGCACGATGACGATGGCGTGCCGTGGGTGTTCGATACGGTTGAAGAGGCGCAAGCCGAGATTGACGACTTGCTACAGGAAATGCCCGATTATGATGCGGGCGATTATCGGATTGAAGGGGGTTATGATGGGTTACTATGACAAGGTTGAATATTTCGTTGAAGTAATTGACGATGATTTCGCTGATGATACGGTCGAAGACAATTTCGCCGATGCCGCGATGGTTTACCGATACTGGTGCGAAACGCACCCGCAAGCGCGGGTGTACATACAGCAGATGGACACAGGGAGGATTATGGATGAACGAGCTTCAACAGCACTATAAGGCGGTCAAGGCGCGCTTATGGGCAGGCGCGCCACCGCCACCGCCGATGGTAGTGCGTCCAGCACCGCCACCGCCACCACCGTTATCAATATCCATGCGCGAGCAGTTCCGCGAAGCGCACGAACTGCTCAAAGTTGCAGGCGTTGCCGGGGTTCCGAAATGGAAACTAATCTTGCGCGAAGTCTGCGCCTTGCACAGTATTACACTGGATCAGCTAACGAGCCACAACCGCAGTAAAAAATTTATCGACGCGCGGATGCTCGCCTACTACAGGCTGCATAAAGAGCTTGGCCTGTCGCTGCCCCAGATCGGGCGCTATATCGGTGATCGGGATCACAGCACTGTTTTTTACGGGATTAAACGCTATGAATCTAATTTACGACGGCGATGACTGTTTCATTGTTGCAGATGATCAAGACAACCGACTAGGTTGGATCAGCCTGAACCGATGGAAAGGCCAATGGCGTGCAAGCACGCACGACGGCCAGATAACCTACCACTACACGTCAACAGTAGCCGCACAGGCGGTGTTAGAAAGAGGACAATATGTTAAACGAACGAGAGAAGACGCACGGGCAGTATGCGAAGACAGCCGAGACAAGTCAGAAGATCAAACTAACCATGATGCTGTCCAAGAATTGGAACAGGCTTACCGAGCCGCAAGCCGAGGCGATTGAAATGATTGCCGCGAAGCTAGCGCGGATCCTGAATGGTGACCCTAATTTCCGCGACCATTGGGACGACATTGCCGGGTATGCGCAGTTGGCGAGCTTAGCCGCGCCGTCACCGATGGATGCAGTCGAGCGTGATATAGCGGCGCTCATTGCTGAAGATCACCCTGAACTGCCGCCAGCCGAGCCAATGCCGGACGTGGTGACACGCAAGAAGATATGGTCGAAAAATGGCTGACCGGATCATGTATTGCCTAGCAGGCATCGTCTTCTGCACAGCTATTGCGATTGGATGGCGCCGATGATCATTGCAATAATATCTTTAGCCCTTGTCGGCATCATAGGTGCTGTGCTAGACCTATAGCGTTCCTCCCAGAACGCATATTGGCGCCCGCCGGATGACCCCCCGGCGGGCGCTTCTTATTATACGACATTAAATTTAGGCTGCGGCTTAGGTTCAATGAAGTCCCGCAGATCGGACTTAGACCAGTCGGTGTATTCAGGCGCGCAGAAGATATGCTTCTTCGTGCCGTGCTTCGCGGACGCTAGGCGGCCCTTGTCAACCCACTTGCCTTCCTTGAGCGCGTGCAGCAACGCGGACTGCGGGATCTTCATGCCATTGGGTGCTGATACCGATAGCGTATCGCATAGTGCGTGGAACGGCCCACCGATGACGCCGTTCGTAAACGAACCTTCGCGGTTGACGATCATGCGCATCAGATAGCTTTCCAACAAGCTCATGCCGCTCTCGACCAAGTTAATCTTGAAGTCCGTCATGAACGGAGTAGCCGCCGGGTTGAACGCCGACACGTCGCGGGTCTGTAGCAGATGCGCGACTGCGGCAAAGCCGCCACCTTGGAAGTACTTCCAGAGCCGCGTAGCGTCATCCTCGTTCATCCGAGGCGCGTGCGACCAAACGCAGAACCACCGACGATCCTGCGACGGTAATGAGATCGGAACCGGATCGTTTGAGAACGCCAAGACGAACATCCTGTTCAGCATCATGTATGGATGCAGACCCTTGCGGTTAATTGGCAGCATCTCAGGCGGCGCGGCTATCAGGGGCTTCAGTTTGTTAGCCAATGCCCGGCGCTCTTTAGCGTCGGCTTCCTTCAGCTCGTTGATGATCAGCACTTCGCTCTCAAGGTGGTAACCCCACGCGGACGAGATGCTGTCATTGTCAACCAAGCCTCGGTTCTTGAGACCGGATCCACAGACCGCCCAAATGAAGGGCGCCCACATGGTATCCTTGCCGCAGCCTTCATCGCCACCATGCAACACGGCGTGGTTGATCTTGATGGCGGGGTTCTGCACCTTGAACGCCATCATGTCGAGGACGTGCTGACGTTCCCGCTCGTCGGGGATCAGCAACGCTACATGGTCGAGCCACGGTTGTGCGTCGCCTGGCGCGCCCTGTGGTCGCGCATCGCGCCACCTGTTGCCGTAAACGTCGCCATCACGCGCCACAAGGACGCTCTCGCCGGCAGCGTAGGTAATACCAACCAACACCTTGGCTTCCATCGCCTGACGGTTCTCGTCAAAGCAGACGGACGCCTCAATGCGACGCCCATTGTGGATCGACTTACAGGTGATGTGTCGGAACAGCGCGTTAAATGTAGAGCGCGAGATCTCGCGCCGGTCTTGCAAATCAAAGAACGCCTCGTCCTCTTGGATGTAGGCGAACCGGCTATACCAGTCCGCTTTCGCAACTCGGCCGAGTTCTTTGCGTTCAATCTCCGCGATGATCTCGGCAGCGGCGTCTGGAAACGCCGCAGTCGGCGACAGTTTGGACAGCGCCTCGTTCATCGCCTTGGCAATCAACTCCTCGCGCAGACCATGCTCATGCTTAGGCCCGCCCTCTTCTGCCACCCAGCACAGGAAGCGGCGTGACGTCCAGTCGCCGCAATGACCGTGGAAACAGGTGTAGGCGCGGTTCAGCGGGTGGTAGCGGCCCATTGCGTTACCGTCGCTATGCTCTGCCGCGTTAGGGCAAACGACGCCGAACCACCCCTCGGCGTTGCCGTTCTCGATTACCTCGCCTCGGTCATACATCCACTTCAGGACGTCGTCCTGACCGTTATCATCAAGCGTCATCTTGCGGCGGGTGCTTGTGTCAGGGTCGTGCGGCGTAACGCCAAGCGCGTCGCAGATTTCTTTCAGCGTGAACATACGATCAGGCGTATGCTCTACAAGATCCGACGCGAAGTTATCGCGCCCCTCTTTCAGATTGATCGACCCCGGCAGACGGAAGTTACGCACCGGATTGATAGCGCCGGGATCCGTGTAGCCCGCCTCGGCGATGGCGACGATAGCCGCCGAGAACTCACCCTTGGTTGGTTGCTCGTCCAACTTGAACTTGTAGCCCCACTGGAAGTTGCCCAGCGATGTTTCCATCTTCCACGTCGGCTCAAGCGGCGGCGTCTTGCTCTTCGTGCCGATGTCGTCAAGCACCATGAACGCTACATAATCGCAGTACGCCGCACCTGCGTGAACCTTGCCGTCGGTGAACCTGTCAACGACAAACGATGCCGTGTTGGCGTACCATGCACCCTCGCCTCTGTACTTATCCGGCAGATAGGCGGGCCAGAAATATTTCTGCGACCCGTCTTTGTGCTTCTGCGATGTTGGTTTTTGTTTGACGACCAAGATCGTCTCGCCATCCGGCGCAGCCGTCATCAAATGCTCTAGAAAATTCACTTATTATACCTCCCCATAATTTTTACTTCCGCATCTAACGGCAGACCCCCTGCCCAACTCGGACAGGTCGTCATCACGCGCTTCAGTTCTGAAGCAACATCTTCCGGCCTGTCTGATTCAATTACTAT